AACCAACTGCATTTGCAGCAATCTGTGTGGCTGTTATTGTATCATTAGCAATTTTGGCAGCAGTAACAGCATTTGCAGCTAATTTATCAGTAGTTATATTTAAATCTGTAACCTTTGCAGTTGTAACAGCATTAGCTGAGATAGCTGCACTATCTACTGCGTTATCAGCAAGTTCTGACGCTCCAATAGCATTAGCAGCAATATTACCAGCAGTGATAGTATCAGAAGCAATCTTTGCTCCTGTAACAGCAGTATTTGCAATAGCAGCAGTATCAACAGCATCATCTGCTAACTCATTTGCAGTTACAGCATTATTAGCAATTTGAGTAGATGTAATAGAAGCAGAGGTAATTTTTGCTCCAGGAATATCACCATCACTAAAATTAGTTTTTGCAAAAGTAACAGCACTATCAGCTATTTTTGCGGTAGTTACAGATGCTGCTGCTAATTTATCTGTTGTTACGTTTAAATTTGTTATTGCTGCTGTATCTACAGAATTATCTGCAAGCTCACTAGAACCTATAGCATTTGCTGCTATCTGTGTAGCTGTGATCGTATCATTTGCTAATTTTGCACCAGTTATAGTTGCATCTGTAATTTTTACATTAGTAACAGCATTATCAGCTAAAGTTGCAGTAACAATTTGACCTGCTGTTAAAGGATAACTAAGTGCTGTAGCTGGTATTGATGCTGCATCTACTAACCCAAAAGCACCTTGTACAAAGTTTTTTGCAGTTATTTTCTTTGTTTCTGTTGCACTAACATCAGCAACCGCAATCGGATCTGTTGCTTGCAGTTGGGCTGAACCTAATTCAGGTAATTGTGTAATCTGTAGATCAGCCATGTCAAGTCACTTTTAAGTACATCATAAATCTTATTTTAAGGATCTTCAAGTAAAATACCATTCCCATCCTCTTGCAATATCTTATCACTGTTTTCTAATAACAAGAATGATGCTGGAACTCCATTATGCAGTCTTATCTCCCCATTAGTTATAAATTCTATTCGTGCTTCTACCAAACCACTTGCAGGTACATTGACCGCCACATTGGTAACAACGCACATTGATTGATACCAAACACTGTTTGTAGTTTGACTTGGATCATGATACACATAAAACCTTCCTTCAAAATCCGCACCCTGTTGCATACGGACCAATAATTGACTTAGATAAACAGGAAATTCTGGACTTGCAAATCCAGGAGTATCATTTTGAAAGTTTCTATGTTGCCATATTGTCTGTATTGTTCCCTGTCCTGAAATAAGACCATTTTCATATTGCCTTCTAAATTCTTCTCCTAAATTAGAAACATCGACTGTGTCTCTTGTAGTTGTAATTTCAAACTCAGTAATTTTTGCAAGAGGTCTAAATCTAGTATTTCTGGTGCGTATTAATACATTTTTTGTTGAAGATGGTGCTGTTAATGTAAGTGCATCTGTAGTTTCACCTGCTAATGAAGAAGCAAAGGTGTCATATAACCTAATTCCACCCATATCATCAATATGAATATATTTACGAAGGTCAGGAAAAGCATGCCCAGATAACAATTCTAAATTACTTCCATCTACAGTTTCTATTTCAACCTGATCTCCTGTGATTAATGAACCATTTATATTTTCAACAGAAAATCTTTTTTTAGTTGTATTTACATCAGCAGGGTCTAAAGTAGTTCCTATTTGAGAATTTAAGGCATCACGTTTTAACTCAATAAAACCAGTTGATCCAAAATATATAGACATTTATAAAGCAAGGTTGGTAGGTGCTCCATTTACCTCAAAACTAATATCTGCTGCTGTTACTTCCCCTACAGCACTTGTCATGGTAAAACTTGTTGGTATTGCAGAAAACTCTATAAATCTACCAGCAGTAGATCCATCCTTTATCTTTAACCTAAAAGTCATAGCAACACTTTCATCATTTAACCTAAAACTCGTTCCTCTTTTTATAATATTATTTATTAAAGTAGTAAGTTGACCAGCACCACCTCCAGCTACATCTTGATAATAATAAACACTGGCACTACCTGTATAGCTTCTAGTTCCATGAATAATTGTTCTATCAGTATCTTCTAATGAAACAGTCTCAAGAACTGCTTGGTTAAAAGAAAAAGACCATGATCTTACTCTAGCAACTTGCGTACCATCTATAAATAATTGTCCTTCTTTACCAGAATAAAAGCCAGCCATTGTTTTAGTTTAATTTTAAATACATTCTAATCCCCATCGAGGCAAGCGACAAATTTACATTGCACATTTGACCTGCCAGGTCTGACACTTGTAACAGTAGGAGGACCATCAAACCTATATCTTAAGAAAGTATTATCAGATTGATCTCTCGCTCCAACTGTTCTTCTTAAAGTCGAATCATTTATACCAGCCAAACCACTATTTAATGGAAAATGTATAAAGTCGTACACACTATTTACTTCTTCGTACTTGCTTAAAATTTCATTTACTTCTGAATCTGTAATATTTGTAAATCCTAAAGTTAATTTTGCATCTACTTGTTTATTGCCGTATCTAATAACAGTTTTAGCACCATTCTGTGCAACAAATTCAGTTTGTGGATACCTTCCAGGTGTAAAAGTTCTAGAAGAGGGTCTTATAGTTGGAAATAATGTTACGGATGCCATTATAAAGACCTAAAATCTGTATCAATATAATTTATTGTAGCAAGAGTTCCATCAGATAAAAGAGGTGCATGACTTGCTGAAACTTCTATTAACCCTTCATCTGTATATGTGATAGATTCAGTTTTATATAATCTATTAGATTCAGTTGTTTGCTTTACTGTAAAAACAGATCCATATAAATTAGCGTTTGTAGTTCTACCGTTTACAACATTTAAAACAGCCTCTGCAACTTCTTGCGTTCCAGGTTTCCAATGGTAAATATTTACATCACTTAAGCTACTATTACCAACACTTTGTACAACACCATCAGCAGAAATAACACCATTTTCAAACCTACTGGTATGTGTAGCTTCTGAAATAAATCTTATGTAATCACCAGGTTTTAAACCTAATGCAGCTTGTGGTGTGGTTTCAAATTTTATACCATGATCTACTTTTTCTCTAATTTTCAAAGCGTGTTTTAAAAATGCTTCAGCATGTTCTTCGCTAGTACAAAAGTCAGACATATCGAAAACTTCTACAGGGAATTTTTCTTCTAAAATATTTTCGTCATCATTATCTATAGTGAAAGTTTTTGATAATGTTTCAGGAAATCCATTTGGTACTTCTTTTCTGAAATAAACAGTGCCTATAAAGTTCTGACGTTCTTCTGGAGATAAAAAGCTAACTTTTAGATTTCGTGTGTTACCATCTGTAAATAACGCTCTAACTGTTGGTATTTGGTTTTTAATTATTGTAAAATTACTTGAATCAAATGGAACGGAAGGGAAAAGCGAAAATTTACCACCAAGAATTGTAAAATCTAATAAATTAAATATCGCATTTTGATATATAAACTCTCTGATATTTTGTTTATCAGTAATGACCCCATCCCAATAAAATCCATTAGCTTCACAAAATTTAGCCGCAATAGTCATTCTTTCCCTATCAACAGATGGAACACCAATAAGATCAGCTAATCCAAATTTTTTATTAGTCAATAAAGCATAAACTATTTCAGGAAATAAATTAGTTGGGCCAGTTGTATTATCTATTAGTCTTTCAACTTTTATACCTTGTTTAATATATGCAGAAAATTGTGAAAAACTATTCCATTCTTTTGAACTGCTTAGACGTAATGCAACATTAGCAATACCAGCTTGGTCAAATTTGTATTGAGGTGCCTTAACGGTACTACTTTGTTCATTTACATAAACAATTTCATGTTCTGGTCCGTCTTGATGACTACTGCGTTCTGCATCGTATTGATAATAATCTGTTATTGCATCAAAAGGATTTAAGTTCCTTCCTTCAGGCCAAGGTTCTGCATTATTGCCTGATACAAATTCACTGAAATCAGTAACAATATCAATATTATTTACCCCTGGGAAATTACCTGTAGCTGGAATACTTATAGTGTCAGTATCCTTATAACCACTACCATCTTCATTTATTTTCCATCTAGCACCAGCGTAATCACTTGAATCTACTTTATTAAATACTTCTAGATCGACAGTTAAACCTGTTCCACTACCGCTTGTTGTAGTTGCAATATTTGTATGAACAGTAGGAGGTACTTCAGCCAATTCCATCGCATATTTAATCATTCCATAGTAATGACCTCGCTCACTTTTTTCAACGTCGTCACTTCTTCCTAAAGTTGTTATAAATGGACCGACGCCATATCTAAACCCATCATCACGATCTACATAAGGATGAACATAGGGATCTCCAATAGTAATGGTATCAGGATTTCCTAAAGGATCATTTATATCTCTATTTCTGTTTCCAATATATTCACTCCAATAAGGTGGTCTATCTCTTGTACTCCATATCCAAGTACTACCATAACTTTGAAATGCTTTATAAAAGATAACAGCTTCATTTCTTAAATTTGCATCCATATTTGATGTTCTTCTATCTACTTCTACCCATCTTTTAGACCTTGGTATAAAACCATCTACTTCTGTTAATAAATCTTTAACTTTACCTCCATCTGTATCAGTTGGTAAATCTCCCAAAAACCATTCAGTATTTGAAGCATCACCACTTCTTAAATTTTCTAAAGATCCTTTAAAAAATACATCAAATTGTTGTTCATTTGGTGTTACTGTATAACTTAATAGCGTACCAGATGCACTTAAAATTCTGATAGATTGTTGATCCATAAATTCTTTTTTTACCAAATTACCAGGGAAAGGCATAAACCTAAATTCAAATTCTTTTCGAGGAACACTGTGATGACCAATTCTTATAAAATTATATTGTGGTTGGGGTGAATTACCTTTAATACCAAAAGGTTTTCCATCATCTATATAATTCCAATTTGCGTCAGGGTCATTAATACCTGCTTCTCTTGCCTGTAATCTAAAAAAACTATATCTAGTAAGATATTT